AAAGGATATAAAGTGTAGTTGTTATAGTACTAAACAATGGGAAGAATTAATATTAGATATTAAAACTAATGGAGTCATTAATAATCCTATATTATATATTAAAGACTTTACTAAAAGTAAAAATGTACAATATGATATAGAAGATGGTAATCATAGATTAAAAGTATTAGAGATATTGTATGGTAAAGATTATAAAGCTACAATAGATTGTTATGCGTCTTATAACTTTATAAAATATAAAAAACAGAATAAAAAAAGTACTAATAAAATAATAAAAGATAAATATGAAAAAAATCTTAGTATTATAAAAAATAAAACATATAAATAGATTAAAAAATGAAAGAAGTAAGATTAAAGATTAGTTATATATTACATAGGATGGGGTTTCATAATAAAAACTGCAGAAGAAGAGTATACACAACAGAATTAGATTATATATGCACTATTACAGGAAACACACATAAAAAATTTAAATTGTAATGATAGATGAGGATATAAATAGTCTATTAAATATGGGGTTTTGGGTTCAAGTAAGTCCTGTAATGTTAGACGATAGAGAAATGTGGACTTGTGCAATATATAAAAAAACTAAAAAGTTTTGGGTTACAGATAAGGTTAAATCTTTTAAAACACCTAACAATTGTTATGAGTGGGCTTTATCAATGTTAGAAATAGAAATTAATTAGATATGGCACAATTTAAATGTAATTTATGTGGAGCAACTAGAAAACTTAGTAAAACTACTACAGTTTTTAGAAATAAAAAGTGGGTAACTAAAGAAGCATTATGTACTTGTGAGGAAAATAAATATATGTCACAAATATATGATGAAAGTTACGAAGGAATACCTAGTTTAATAAGAACTGAAGATTCATTAACAAAAAATAATAAATAATGGCGTTTAGACAAAATTTAAAAAGACAATTAAAAGATAGAGGAGCTATAAAAGGTAGAAAATGGTTTATCAAATTAGATGACAATGGACTAATAAAAGAAATTAAAATGGTCTTTAATTCAAAAGAATATGCAGAGTCAAATCCTAATAGAAAGTTATATGGAGACCAAGCATTAGCTAGTATACTAGAAAAAGATAAAATTACAAGAGATGAGGCTAACAGATGATTTAATATTTATTAAAGATGGTAAACTGGCTATGCCTAGCGCTTATGCTTGTACTATACTTGAATTTAAAGGATTAAAGGCAGAAGAATTGTCTTTTGTATATTTTATGGTAGATCATAGATCCCCATATTCAGTATATGAATGGGAACAGCGTATAAAAGAAGTTACAGAAAGTATATTTGACAAAGAGTCTAAATGGAAACCTACAACTAAGGTTATGGCTGCTTGCGCTAAGTATGATAAGCTTATTGAAACTTCTGCAGTTAGATTATTAAAAGCTGCTAAAGAATCTATAATGAAACTAGAGAGATATTTTAGAACTATAGATCTTACATTGTTAGATGATAGGGATAAACCTATTTACTCAGCTAAAGATCTTATATCTAATTTAGAAAAAATGGGAAAGGTAGTGGACGGCCTAACCAAGCTAGAAGAAATAGTCCAAAGAGAAGAACAAGCTGCCAACTCCAATAGAGGAGGGGTAGAAGTTAATAAATATAATATGTAATGGATTTTATGGAAGAAATAGCATTGTATAATTTAGCGATGGATAACGCATACTCATTAATAGTTGGAGATTTAAAATTAGATGAGTTAATGTTAGAATTAGATGACGAAGAAGGGGAGGACGTGTTGCCTTTACCTTTTAATCCTTTTAATGGGAAAAAAGTATCTAATTCTGTAATTGATATAGTTATAAATCATTATACAGGGCTAGAAGAGTACGAAAAATGTGCTAAGTTATTAGAGGCTAAGAGTGAGTCTTAGAAATACAAACAGAGTTAGAGAGTCTGCGTTAAACTTTCTAGAATTTGGGTATTATACATCCTCCCTTCCAGGGACTAAGGATTACTATGATTTTTGGGATGAAGAAAAAAAGAAGTGTCTGTACGGATACACTGCAGACGAAGGGACAGAAGAAGAATTACATGTTACAGGATTTCATTACTTTTATCTTAACTATTGTCCTATTGATAGAGCTGTAGATGAGATTATGCCTGACGGATCTACTCAAGCAAGGCGTGAAAGGACATTTCCTGCATTTTATGATGGAGATTATGAATATTTTCATCAGATAGATATAGCTAGATCCAAAAACAAACATATGATTGTCTTAAAAGCTCGTCGTAAAGGATATTCATATAAAGCAGGGTCAATGCTTGCACGTAACTACTTTTTTGTAAAAAACTCAAAGAATTTTGTGTTTGCAGGGCAGAAAGAATATTTAATTGGTGATGGACTCTTATCTAAAGCTTGGGAGTTCTTATCATTTATAGATGATCACACAGCATGGGCTCAACCTAGACTTAGAGACAGAGAAATGAGTAAAATGTCTGGGTATAAGAAAAAAGTAAATGGTGTAGATATTGAAATGGGAATGAAATCCCAAATAATCGGAGTTAGTTTAAAAGATGCTCCGGATAAAGTGAGGGGAAAGGCGGGTGAATTAGTTTTCTTTGAGGAAGCTGGTTCATTCCCCGGACTACTCAAGGCATGGGAGGTAACAATGCCAACAATGAGACAAGGTTCTAAAACTCTAGGTATGATGGTAGCTTTTGGTACAGGTGGTACTGAAGGAGCAGATTTTGAAGCTATGGAAGAAATATTTTACAATCCAGAAGCATATGACTGTATGGACTATGATAACATATGGGATGAAGGGTCTTTAGGTACTAAATGTGGGTATTTTATACCTATATATAAGAATTTAGATGGATTTATAGATGATCAGGGGAATTCTATGAAAAACAAAGCTGTTTCTTATGAGGAAGAAATGAGAGAAAAGAAAAAAGGAGCGGCTGATGCAAAATCATTAGATCAATACATAGCAGAGCATCCATTTTCACCACAAGAAGCTACATTACAAGTTACAGCTAATTTATTTGATATAACATCTTTACAAGAACAATATAATAAAGTTAAAGCTAAAAATTTAAAATCTTTAGGTACTATAGGAGATTTGTACCATAATACAAAAGGAGAAGTTAAATTTAAAATTAATGGAGACTTAAGGCAAATAACTAAATATCCACATCGTAAAGATGATGATACTACTGGTGGAGTTGTTATATATGAAGCGCCTTACAAAAACAAAGCTCAGCAAGTACCTTTAAATATGTATATAATTTGTCATGATCCATATGGGCAAAGTCAAGCTGCAGATTCAAGCTCATTAGGAGCTGCATATGTTATTAAACGTGTAAATAATATATCTAGTCCAGATGATATTATAGTTGCTAGCTATGTAGGAAGGCCATACAGTTCAGATGACTTTAATAGAAATCTATTTTTATTATCAGATTACTATGGGTGTAAAATTGGGTTTGAGAATGATCGAGGTGAAGTAATACCTTATGCTAAAAGATTTAGAAAGATGCACAGGCTTCAAGAAGAGTTTGAAATGCTAGATAAAAAAGAACTGCAATCTAAAAATGTTAAACGTCAATATGGTATGCATATGACAGAGGCAAGAAAAAAACAAGGAGAGATATACATTAGGGATTGGCTTAATACCCCTAGATCTACTGACGTGGATGGAAAAAAAACTCTAAATTTGCACAAAATATATGACTTAGCTCTATTAACTGAATTAATTAAATTTAACCATAAAGGTAATTTTGACAGAGTAATGGCATTCATGATTGGGATGTATCATACAAGGGAGTTGTATAATGCAGAAGTAAAAGACGTATTAGAAGACGGAACTACTGATGAGTGGTTTAATAGAAACTTTTATTAGTGGTATATTTATAAACACTGGGGTAATATTTACTTGCGTAGTAAAAACGAAGGTAAATTTAATTAAATTTGTAAGATTATGGGATATGATAAAATACCGAGGCAAAAGCTCTCGATAACAAAAAAAAATAAAGAATGGAGAGAAGCATGTGTAGAAGCATATGTAGATCTTTCTAATTCAGGTTCAGCTTTTTCTAAACGAAGGACTGAACTAAGAGATTTATACGACTATTATAACGGTATAATTGATGATGCTGATTATAACTACGTGTTGAAGCCTTACGGAAAATCTCGTAAGAACTTCCCATCCCAAATGCGTAACTACCCAATCATTAAACCCATAATTGATCTTCTTCTAGGGGAAAAATCTAAGAGGCCTCTCAATTATACCGTTACAGTACAAAATTCAGACAGTGTTTCTATAAAAGAAAATGCTAAGTCTGAATTAATATTTAAAAACTTGCAACAACACTTCATGCAGTCTGTTCAAAACCAAGGACAAGAAATGGGAGTAGATCCAGAGCAAGAAATTGAATTACCTAAACATGTAGCAGATATGTTTGAGTCTTCTTATGTAGACAATAGAGCTATACTAGGTCAAAAATCTTTAAATTATATTATGCAAGAGCAAGAAGTGTATGATAAAATACAGAAAGGTTGGTTTCATTATTTAGTATCTGGTGAAGTATATACACATAGAGGAGTTAGAAGTTCAGAACCTTTTTATGATATATTAAATCCTATTGATGTAGATTATGATTTAGATCCAGATTTAGAATTTGTAGAAGATGGTGATTGGGCTTTAGTTAGAAAATACTCACATGCATCTACTATTATAGATCATTATTACGAAAGCCTTACAGAAGATCAAGTGCTAGAACTTGAGGAGCCTAGACATTCAGAAACAGGAGGGTCTTATTTAAATGCACAATCTCCAAGTAATGATTCTAATTCTAATAGAAGTAGATTACTAGAAGTAGTTAATGTTTATTGGAAATCAAGAAAACGTATTGGATTTTTAACATATATGGACCCTGAAACAGGAGTTATGGAAGAGGATGAAGTAGAAGATGGATTTAGATTACCTCAACAATTAAAAGAAGAAGGTGCATCTGTAGAATGGAAATGGGTTAATGAAGTTTGGGAAGGAACAAGAATTGACGGTAGAATATACATTGATATAAACCCAATATCTAATCAAAGAACATCTTTGGATAATCCTTCTAAGTGTAAACTACCTATTAATGGTAGAAGATACTCAGATACAAACTCTAAAAATATATCCTTAGTTAAATTAGGTATACCTTATCAATTAAATTATAATATTTATAAATACCGTCTTGAAGTAGCTGTAGCAAAGTCTAAAGATATTATAGCACAATTTGACATCAATATGATCCCTAAAAAATGGGATATGGATAAATTTATGTATTTTGTAGATGCTACAGGTATTGCTTGGGTAGATTACAACAAAGAAGGTGTAAAATTATCTCCACAACATCAATCTGTTTTAGACATGTCTATTAAAACTATTTCTCAATATATAGAGTTATTAAATTCTATAGCAATAGAGTGGGAAAAAATATCTGGTGTAAGTAGACAAAGACAAGGTGAGATTGGGGCATATGAAGGTAAAGCATCTTCACAGCAAGCTATATTACAATCATCACATATTACAGAAGATCTATTTAGAAAATTTGAAAGACTAGAACAAAGAGATTTTCAAGCATTACTTGATTACTCTAAAGAAGCTTGGCTGTCAGGTAAAAAAACTATGTATGCTATGCCAGACGGTACAACAGATTATTTAGATATAGATAGTATGGGGCACTTAGAATCTAACTATGGTATATTTGTTTCTGATGCAGGTAAAGATCAGGAAAAATTACAAAACATTAAAGGATTAACACAAGCTATGATGCAAAATGGTACTAAACCTGCAGCAATAGCGGAGATGTTAGATAGTGATAGTTTTTCTGAGATTAAAAAGAATCTTAAGTTAGCAGATAAAGCATCAGAAGAATTAGAAGCGGCTCAACAACAAGCTCAACAAGAAATGCAGCAACAACAGATGGAAGCTGAACAAATGAAGGCACAAGCAGAATCTTTAGATAAAGAAAAAGATCGTCAAAAAGATATTGAGATTGCACTTATTAATGCTGAGTCTAAAAATAATCCAGAAGGAACTTCTTTAGCTTTAGAAAAAATGATGAAAGATTTTGATATTAAAGAAAGAGAATTAGATTTAAAAACAGCAGAGTTTGAAGAAAAGATTAGAGGGTCTATGGAAAAAGAAAGTTTAGATAGAGATTCTAATACAGTAAAAAGAGAGGGTGATCAAATTAAACAACAAATAGCCAAAGAAAATGCTAACAAACGAAACTAGAAGAAACATATTAGATAGAGTTAAGGCTAGTGGTTATCCAGGTGGAGTGTCTGAAGCTTTTAGTGCTGCTGAACAAGGTGTAGATGTTGTAGATCAATTTGTACAACAACAACAATTAGAACAACAACAACAAGCAGAACAATCTCAAGGTCAACAAGTAGCAGAAGGTAATCCATCTCCGCCGCCTCCTCCTCAAAATATACCAGACGGAAGAGTTAATCCTCCTAATATTAATAATCCTATAGATAATAATCAAGGACATTTAGTTCAAGCTGGAGATAAACAAAATGTAGGTATACAATCACTTCCTACAGGATCTGCTGGAGGCCAAATAATACAAGCTAAAAAAGGAGGAGTAAGAAATTTATACCCACATGGAGGATTTCATTTTAATCCTGCTGATTTTGATCCTAATTACGATCAAGGATCTGTTTCTGATAATACTCAGATTAATAATTTCCAAGAAGATCAGAGTAATTTTGTAGAAAAAGAGTCTACACTAGCTAAAATAGAGGCGGATAGAAAGTATACAGAAACTCAAGCACAAATAAAAGCACAAAAAGGAACTTTAGTTAATACTACTAAGAAAAATGCAGGTATTGCTTTATCTAATTCATTTTTAGCTAATCAGCTTAATGGAGGGTATGGAGGTAGTAATATGAGGAAGAGTCTTGAGGCTAACCCAGAAAAGACTGAGGAAATTTTTAAAAATACTATGAGGAGTTCAGGGATGAATACTATGAGGGATGTTGCATTAGGAGTTACTGGTGTAGGCGCTAGTAGTAAATTAGCAACAGGTACTAACAACCTTGGAACTAGAATTCTTTCTTATCCTACAGATAAATTAGCTGGGAGTGTAAATACAATGATAACTAAACCTGGTGTTAAGAATTTTATAGGAAGTGGTTTGAAATCCGCATACAATTATGGTCTTGTGACTGGACTCCCGGATGTAATAGGAGGAGTTGGAGAGGCGGGTGTTAATTATGCTTCAGGTAAACAGTCTGGGGTAAGTTCATTTAAAGATGCAGCACTAGCAACTGCAAATTTTGTTCCAGCTGTTAAAAACTTTGATAAATTAGGATGGGCAGCTAAAAATTATGGTAAAATTAAAAACTTTGCAAAAGGGACTAATGATTTTTCTAAAGGAGATTACCTTACTGGTATAACTAGGCAGTTTGGTAATTCTAAAAACTCTATTGTAAAATATGGGTCAAAATGGGGTAAAAAGTTTATTCCTGAGTCTTGGGAAAACTCTCTTGGTGTCAGAACTGCTACTGGTGGTCAAATTACTCCTCCAGGGTTAAACTTTAAAGAGGGGGGTGTTAGATATAGTAGACGTAAGATGGGGTATGTTAGTAAAAACATTTTATAAGTGTTATACATTAATGAGTATTTTAAAATATAAAAAAGTATAAAAAATATCAATATAATTAGTAGATTTGTACCTTAAACCAATAATATATATATGAACCCAAATGAAAAAATACAGTTAGATGACATCACATTTGATGACGTTATAGCTGGCGACGGAGTAGATACTATTCAAGTCGAAGATGTTGCTCCTATAGAGGAGCCAGTAAAAGAAGAAACAACTCTTGAAGTAGACTTAGAAGAAAACGAAGTAGTAGATGATAAAAAAGAAATAGAAGATACACTTGAAGAAGATTCAAAAGATGATACTGAAAGTGAAGACGACTTAAAAGATGAAGAAGATAGTACAGTAGTTTCTGAAGTTTTAACTAAATTAGGTTACGAATTAGATGGAGAATATGAAGATACTGCAGACGGATTAGCTAAAATGACAAAAGATGTTGCTGATAAAATGGCAGACACTAGGATAGACGAAGTATTAGAAAACTTTCCATTAGTTAAAAAACATTTAGAGTATGTACTTGCTGGAGGTGAATCTAATAATTTTATGCAAGCTTATGATCCTAGATCCGATTATAATAAAATTTCTTTAGCGGAAGATGACTCTAGAAGTCAAAAAGCAATTTTATCAGATTATTTTACTACTAAAGGTCACGATAAAGAGTTTATAGAAGAGATGTTAGAAGACTATGAAGATTCTGGAAAACTTTTTGGTAAAGCAGAACAAGCTAGACAAGCTTTAGGAAAACAGCAATCTGCTCAACAAGAACAAATAGTTTCTAATCAAAGAAAAGAATTTGAAGCTCAAGCACAAGAACAAACAGAATTTTGGAATGGAGTTTCTGATACTATTGAAAACTCTAAAGAATTTGCAGGATTAGTAGTACCTGAAAAAGAAAAATCAAAATTCTTTAAATATATTTCTACTGCTGTAAACAAGCAAGGGCAAACTCAGAGAGATTTAGATCATGTAAAAGCTGATATGGAAACTAAATTAGGTATTGACTACTTAATGTATAAAGGATTTAATCTAGAAACAATTATTAATACTAAAGCAAAAACTAAAAGCGCAAAATCATTAAGAGATAAAATTTCAAAAGGATCTACATCTGTTAAGAGCGCTCGTAGAGCAACTAAGAATAAAAAAATAGTTGACTATGATGATTTAGATTTAAACATATAAAGACATACCTGAACAGGGAGCTAGGTACCCTACAAATAAAATAAATAAAAATGGCAGTAAACGGAACGAACATAAGCGTCCAAAAGACGTTTTATAACGACTCACAAATGACAGACATGAACAGTCTGGCAAATGCGATGTTGTCTAAGCCTACTGAACTGTCTCCTATTATTACTCATCTATCTGGTAAAGATGACAAAAGATTCCCATTATCCTTCTTAACTGAAGGTGTTGGTAATGCTAAGTCTATCGATAATTTAGAGTATGAGTATCGTGTGGCAACACATAGATTAAGAACGAGACCAGTAGCAACAGCAAACGCAGCAGCATCTTTAGGATTAGGAGGATCAACTTTCGAGATTGAATTTCCTGACAAACACTTTGTATTTCCATACGTATTAGTATCTCAAGGAGGTACTCAAGCACGTATTATGAAAGAGCCTGTACAAGCGGCGGGTGGTACAGCTTGGACTTACACTTTACAATTGGTTAACCCAGTAGCAACGGCAACATTAGCAACAGCTGATGCGGCAGCAGGAGCTCTTTGGGCACAAATGTATGCACCAGTAGGAGTTGATTTCTCTAGAGGAAATGCTTCAAACTGGGAAACTCCAGGAAAAGTAAGAAACAAACTAACTACTGTTAGAAAATCTTACCACATGTCTGGAAATGCTAAAGACTTTGTAGCAGAATTCTCTTTACCAACTAAAGGTGGATCTACTACTAAACTTTGGATGGACTACGAAGAGTACTTACACATGTTAGACTTTAAAGAAGAATGTGAAATGTACTACTGGTACGGACAAAAAACTTACGATGCAAATGGACATACATCTATGAAAGATGAGAATGGACAGCCTGTAATTGTAGGACCTGGTCTTTTAGAGCAAATTGTTGAAACTGACACTTACTCTACAATGACTGAAACAAAATTGAAGAATATCATCGGTGACTTATTCTACGGAATGACTGATGCTTCTCAAAAACAAGTAACTCTTTATACTGGTACTGGTGGTGCTAGAGAATTTGATGAGGCTCTTAAAAACCATTTCTCAGGTGTTGGAGCTTGGAAAGTAGGTGGAGAGAATCGTTTCATCACTGGATCTGGAAGATCATTAGGAATGAGTGGTTACTTTACGTCGTACGAGCATATCGATGGACACACGATCAATGTGGTAAAATTACCATTATTTGATCATGGTGCTGTTGCTCAAGCTCGTGCTAAGCACCCTGTTACAGGATACTCTCTTGAGTCTTATAGAATGGTCTTTGTTGATCAGTCTAATTACGATGGACAAAACAATTTGCAAATGATCAATAAGAAAGGTCGTGAAGCAATGAGATGGTGTGTAGCAGGATCAGTAGTTCCAAGAGGATTTGATTCAAGTTCTTCTAGAGCGTCTGATGTTGATGGTGCGTCAGTACATATGTTAAAAACAGCAGGTATTGCTCTTAAGAGATTTGATACTTCGCTTGATATTACATGTGTAGCATAATTTGGCATTAATTTGCGTCTATATATTGGTTTTTGATTAAGGTTGTGGGGAGAGAAATCTCCCTACTTCTTTAATTAATTAATAGAATACCCGGGGAGTTATTCTTTACACCCACCTAATTTAAACTTTAAAAGAACTATATTATGAGTAAAAAAGTATTTATCAGAAGAGAAGAACTAGGAGGTCACCTTCCTAAAGCAGTTAGAGCAGAAGCAACCTATAAATTAAGTAGTGTTTATGTAAATAGACAACCTTTAAAAGGCTTTAATGCTGAAAATGAAAAAAAATATCTAAACGGAATATTAGATGTTAATCCAGAGCACGGAGATTGGCCTAAGCATTCTAAAACATTCTGGGCAGACATGACAATTCCTGTAGGATTTACAGGGGTTGAATTAGAAATAGGGAAAGATGCAGATGAAAATCCAATTAGTATTATGGATTATATCAAATATAATTTTGCTCTTAAACACCCTCACGTAGCTTTAACAAAAGAAGAAATGAATAATGATGTAACTAAGAAATTTTACATTCAGGATCTATCTAGACAGGACAAAGTTAGAAATAATGAAATTCAAGTTAGAAAAGATGCAGATAAAGAATTTATTAAAGTAACATCTAGCACAACAAATATGAAGAGAATTTTAAGATTGATGTCAAATACAAATCCTGATAGGATGACTGACGATCAAGTAGAAAATGCTTTATATGAAATTAAGAATTCAGATGCTAAGAAGTTTATTAGAATTGCAACAGATAAAAATTTAGAATTAAAAGCTGAGATTGCAGAAATGGTATCTTTAGGCGTTTTAAGAAAAATTGGAAATCAAATAATTTTTATAGATGAAGTTCTTGGTGATACAGAGGATGACACAATCATTCACTTAAAAGATAAAAAGAATTCTGGCAAACTAACAATATTAAGAGCTAAACTTAAAGAATTAACACTAGTATAATATGAATGTAGGCTTTATGCATATAGCAATCCAGCAAGGAGTGGATAAAATTAATTCACTCCAAGCTGATATGCTTTTACCAGAAGAAATAGATATTGAATTAAATAAATCTCAAATGAGGTTTATTAATACTAAGTATGGTAAGAATAATAAATATAGAGAAGGATTTGAGCAATCTCAAAAAAGAATTGACGATCTTAGGTCTTTAGTAAAAGAATATTCTGCTCCTGTTGTTTTTAAAGAGCAGTATAATAATAATACCTGGGTAGATCAATTTAGACTCCCTTCTGATTATTTTTATTTAGTTAATCAAAGATCTGAGTTGTTTATAGATAATTGTAAGCGTATTGTATATTCTTTAGATGATAATACTCCTTCTTCTTATTTTGTTATGCCTATAGAACATTTACATAATGGATCAGCAATGATTAGCGATCTTAGTATGTTTGCAGATCCAGAAAACCCTGCTTTGGGTAATCAAGTATTACATGCAAATGCAGGTGTTTTTGTATACCCAACAGATGTTCAAGCGTATAAAGATTTTTTAATAAATCCTACAAACTTTGCATCAGGAGTAGAAGTATACTTTGAACAGTATGGTCAATTATCTTTTCCTAACTCTTTAATATTTATTATTGACAGCACTACGTATCCTTGGTTTAATTATGACTCTTCACTTACAAATGTTACAAGTGGTAGCAATTTAATAAGTAGTATAGTTTCACAAGTGCCTACGGCTACAGGTCCAGACGATGATTCAAATAAAGTAGTTTATGGTCAATATGTTCTCAATGGGTTAGGAGCTAAAAGACTTCCTCCTAGTGGAGCTCAAAGACAATATGCTTTTAATAAGTTTAGTCAACAAGATGATATATTTAAATTACTAGACGATCCTTTTAATACAACAAAAAGAACATCTCCTCTCACAACTATACGCGGAGAGTATATAGATGTTTATACGAATGATATATTTATAATAGATAAGGTAAAAATTACCTACATAAGAAAACCGAAAGAAATTTCATTATCTTTGGGGGTAAGTTGTGAACTTCCAGAACACACTCATCAAGAGATTGTGGATATGGCTGTAAGCAGCATTTTAGAGGGCATTAGTGATCCTCGATTCAAAACTCATCAAATAGAAGTGGGTAAGAATGAATAAGTAATAATTTTAAAAATTAGAAAAAATGGCAAAACATTTAATAATTGGAGACGGTACAGCATTTGGCTTAACAGCTGGTTTAGTTAATGACGGTGCAATATCTATCCAAAAAAGAAGTGCAAGTGGACCAACAGAATTGGTTCTTGGAGACACAATGGCAACCGCTCCAGAAATTAGAATTTTATCAGGAGGTTCTGGTGGAAAAAATAATGCATCTCCATGGTTTTATGGTAGAGATGTAATTAACTATACAGGTAGATCGTATGCAGCTCCGGCAGCACACTCTCACACTTTAACTGCTACAGGTACTTCAGGTGCAGTACCAGCAGGAGGAAGTTTTATTTCTCTTAAATTTGTAAGAAAAGGTGGACCATCTGTAGATATTTTTAGCTTTACTACAAAAGTAGCAGCAGGTGTTGCAAATACTGCTGTAGATTTAGTAATTGAAGCAGCATATCTTGCAGCAAGAAAACCAGACTGGTTAAATCCAGCGGTTGATGTAACAGCAGGTACAACAGTTGTATTCTCTGGAGCATTAAGAGGTGATGTAGCAGAAAGTGGAAACGTATGGGAAGAAGGTCCAGTAATTTTTGATTTAATTATCGAAGAAATGACTGTAGTAACTCAAACTTTTGCTTTAAACGCAATGACAGCTCCAACTACAACAGCAGCTCCAGGATACGGCGATGGATTTGCAGTTAAATATTTAGAGGAAGTTCTTATGGGTAACCAGTACGGATACTACAATAGAATAGCACAACCTATTACTCCAGCTGCACAAGCAGTAACTGGTACTACATACGATATGTATGCACTTGCAGCAACTAAAGATGGATCTTCTTACTCTCAAATTAATGGAGTAGATAATTTAATTGAAGTTGATTTAGCAGTAGTAGCAGGAGATGCAGATAGCTTAGTAGTAGAAAACAAATTAAACGCATATTTCGCAGGAGCTTTTCCTACCGTTATACTGTAATTATTAAACTTTAAAAAATAAAACAAAATGGCAAATAATAAATCAGTCAAAAAAATGACGGCAACAGCTAGTTTCCTTCAATCAAGAGATGCAGCTAGTGGAACAGGAGCAAAAGCTATTGGAGATACTATGAGTATTCCAGTAGGAGCAACTGTAACAGCTTGTATCACAGTACCAAGTGTAGCTTCAAATTCTAATTCTAACGGTGAAACAGCGGTTATTACAGTAGGTGGAGTAAGCGTTTCAGCAGCTCATAATCAAGCGGCTATGGCTGCAGGTAATGTTGTTACTGACGCAACAGGTGGTGTAACATCATCAGCTGCAAACATTGGTGTAATTGTAGGTGGAGAAGCTTTTACTGCAGGTGCAATGGATATTATTATTGAGTATTACTTAATAGATTAATATTCAATTTAACATAAGACTTATAGGGGGCATTGTCCCCCTATCGGTCTTTTTTTTTTAAACCAAAAAAAATATTATGGCATTCAACGTAAGTGCAACAAACTCTTGTAAAATTATAACTATAAGTGGAAAAAGATATGATCCAACTTCAGTAACAGGAGATGTAATTTTTACTCATATAGAATCTGGTGTAACTGATAGTGTTATTATGAATTTTGACGCAGGTACAGGAAGAGGTAGAATTAATGTACCAACTTCTACTTTAACTTCTTCTCAAGGACTTTATAAAGTTTGTTTAGAGGAAGGTGGAATTTCATATGCCTGCAAACCTGTTTTACTACATTGTGATATAGATTGCTGTTTAACAAAACTTACAAACGAATTACTAGACTGTTCGTGCGACTGCCCTAGATGTTCAGTAGCATTAGCTAAAGCACAAAAAATATTTTTACTATTACAAAGTGCTATGTCTAGTATTGAAATAGCAGGAGAAGAGCAAAGTCATAGTTATTATCAAGAAATATTAAAAAAATATAAAAAGGCAAGAGAAATTTGTGATAACAGTTGTGGATGCGATTGCTAAAAAATATATAAAATGGCTGATTACGATCAAGAAGATATAGAGAGAACAAAATTCGAAGAATATTTACAGGAAGTTAGAAACGAGGATACAGTAGAAGAAATTGTAGGAGATCAAGTAATAGTTAAGGCTGTTGCTCCGCAAAATCCTTTAACTGTTAAATCAAATTCTACTTTAAATTCTAGTGCTTTAGTTCAACAAACTTTAGGCTACTCTGCCCAAATGTCTTCAACTACAGGTAAAAGATGGATTTCAATACAAGCTTATAATCAGCAAGCTTTATATGATATTGGAGATTCTGCTAATTCTGAAATTGGATTAATAATATCTGTAACCAGAAAACCTAGCAACGGAACTGGATGGGATGAAGTTACAGGAATAGATGATGCTACTAATTACAACACTTCAGATTGGTCTCCAGCTGGTGGAGGATCCCCTGCAGGTAGTATGACATCATTTAGTACATCTACCCATATGGGTATGACATATAGTAACGATGCTTTTAATCCTGCTAGTGGACAGTATAATATACCACAAAATAATGGTATTACTATAATCACAGTACAAGTTAATTTTCAATCAGGCCATGTAGAATATTTTGACATAGATGTACCTGTTGGCTCTAACTACTCAGCACATCTTGAGTATAATATGTTTGCAGCAAGCACATCATCAAAAGAACAAATAGTTAAACAATGTGAAAATAAAGCTACCACTGAATTTTATACTAAAGGAGCAAATTATATAAAAAGTCCAAATCAGTCTACTCATGATTATGCTATTTTAACTAGATATGAACAAGACCAGGCATTTAACCCATCAGGTACTTTAGGTGAATATGGTCTTTATGAGCAATATAATGCAGGCGATACGCTTAACCTTTTAAATCCAATAAATTATTCTTGGGGAGATCCTTTAACAGATATTTTTGGTGACAATGGAAAAATAACTCCAGATCAAAATCAAACAGGTAAACAAGTATTTAAAAGAATAGATGTTCTTACACAAAGTAATAATAATAGTTATTTAAATACTATTAATAATCAGACTCCATCTGATATTGAAACTCAGTATCAAAATCTATCACAATCCACATGGATAGATGTTTCACAGCAAAATGCTATGAGTAGTACAACATCATACAATGACGTTGTAAGTGCAATTAATTTAAATAATCAATTTGCTCAGTATTTTACATCTACTATATATTATTCAGAAAATATTACTTCTTGTACAGCTGCACCACCAAATAAAACATATGTTGTTTGTGACACTTTTGGTAACCCTTCTTATTATTTAACAACTTCTTTAGATTGTCAAGGTAATACAATACCCTTAGCAGATTTACCTGGGGGATCTAACTATAATAATATAACATTTGTCCACTCTGGAGAGTGTTGTACAACTTGTGACCTTGATACTACTGGATCTACTGTCAATGCCTCTTATGGTTTAAATAATGGTAGAATAGAATGGAGTAATCTTGATTCATTTGGAGCTCCTACAGGACAGCCTTTTCAATCAGTAGTTCAAGGAGGAGGAAGTTTATATACAGTTGTACTTACAGATGCATCTAATACTGTAATTGGAGTATCTCCGCCTACAGGAGGAACTAATTTTACTGATTCAACATGTGACGTTGTTACAACTGCGGGTGCAGCTAATGTAGTATCATGTAATGCAAGTAATAAAATATTTACAGGAATGCAAGTTTCTGGTCCTGGTATTCCTTCTGATACTTTTGTAAGTGTAACAAACTTCAATACTATTGGTACAAATGTTACTTCTTTTTCTTTAATAAATTCTACAGGGCAACCAGTGAATGCTACCGTAGCAGGAAATAATGTATCTTTAATTTTTGCTACAGGTCCTTCAGGTACGTTTGGATCTTTAGCTCCTACAACTGTTTCTAACCCTTATTATACTTTAAAATGTACTGATGATGATGGATGTAGTACTTCCACTCCTTTTACAATTGCACAAAATGCTGCGCCTCCAACTGGATGTACAGACAGCAATGCGGTTAATTATGATTCAACAGCAGTAAATGATGACGGTAGTTGCTTACTATGTAGTACAACAACTGGGCATTTAGAAGATTCTACTGGAACTAATTCAACAGCTCTTTTTGATAGTTTTCTACAATCTTCTACAGCTGCTACTATAAATAATTCAGCTACTCCTACATGGAACAGTGATGGAATTTTAAATGTAAGTGCTACTCCAATAGCAACAATAATTCCATATTTAACTTTTGACGCTAATTCTAAGTTTGAAATAAAATTATATAAAACTGTTAATCAAAACGAAGCATCAACTGCTGCGGGAGCATCACTAATATCTACAACAAATGCAGGAACATTAAATACTGTTTCTTTAGCAGCACATAGTTATACTGCATTAGATTATGGTTTTTATACTTTAAGATTTTCATATGTAGATACTAATTCTACTTCTACAATGGAAGATTGTTGGACAGAGTTTTCAACTTATGTTCAAGCTGAAGTTTGTGATGATCCAACAAACACTAGCTATCATGCTATACCTTCGGTTTCTATATTAAGATCTGTTAATTCAAACCTTTGTGCTGTTGTTTCTCAATGCTGTGTTTTAGATCCAATAATTGAAACATTTTTAGACCCTAATGTTCCTTGTTCTGGTACTTATATAGAATCTTCAATAGATTGTAGCTCAACAACTACAGGTATGCTTGTTAATGTTGACTGGTTATATTCTTCCGATGGTATTACTTATACAAGTATAGGAACTTATGCTTTAGGGTCTGTTTCAGGTGTGTCTTCACTTCTTGCGTATAGTGGTAATAATTCAGCAGGAACTAATTTTGTAGCATCTAATGGTGCAGGTTATTATAAAGTGGAAGCAACTTGTTTTGGTAGTGGGTATTGTGTATTAGATCAAACTATACAAATTACACCCCTTTTAGTAGGATGTATGGATCCACTTTCATATAATTATAACGTTTCTGCAGTTTGTCCTGGGTTATGTATTTTTCCAAGTTGGGATTGTGAACCTATTACTGGAATTTGTGTAGATCCTTGGACAGGTACTACTGTAGGTTATACTCCAGGTACATACAACTGTTTAACTGGTACAGGATGTTGTAATTCATATTGCATTCCTCCACCGACACCAGGTTGTACAGATTCTTGTGCAACTAACTATGATGTATCAGCATCAGTAGATGATGGAAGTTGTACTTATACTGCATGTACAGATCCTACAGCTTCAAATCAATATATGAATTGTTGTAATAATATTACATACTCTCCTGCACAAATAGTAGGTGCAGACAATTCTTGTTGTATATTTCCTTGTTTACCTGCAAATATAATTACTGTGATAAGCACAGATAGCACAAGTACATGTACAACTTTTAATAATGACGGATCTGTAACAGCATCTTTAAATGTAAATAGCTCTGCTACAAGTTGGAATTTTGCTATATTAGATAATACTATGACAACAGTTATTTATTCAGATCCTATAACATATCCAGGTTCAGTTTCAACTAACACCTATTCTTTATTAGGACTTGGTAGTTATTTTGTAGAAATAACAGATAATTTAGGGTGTGTTTGGACGCACTCATTTACAATAGGTAGTACTTCCCCTAAAGTTGGGTGTACTGATCCTAATGCAGATAATTATGATCCATTAGCAGTTTGTGATTGTTGCTGTCAAGTAGCAGGATGTTTAGATCCAACAGCATCAAACTACAATCCTAATGCTAACACTGGGGGACAATGTGATTATCCTCCGTTAATTCCTAGTCCGTGCTTGCCAAAAACAGTTGAAGAAGACAAATTAAAAATAAAAGCATGTTTAAGCCTAAAAGGATCAAAATGGTTAAGAGATTATACTGTAGGAATGGCTGATGAATGCACTTTAATGAATAAATGGAAATTAATTTTAATAGATTATTTAATAAGTCAAGATGAAACTGGTTTAGATTGCTTATTTAACTGTGCTGATATACAAACTCCTGATCCAACATCCGTTGTAGATTGTGATGCTCTTTGGAGAACAGGAGGAGGTAGTACAGGTTTAAATCATGATACAAACCATCTTGGTGCAAGTATAATTAATATAGGAGAAGGAACTACAGCTACAGGATACGACAATTATCCAAATGGATGGTTTGGTAAAGACATTGCACTAAACCCATCAAATAATTTTAGTTTTGTAGGGGATGTAATTAAATGGGATTTACCAACTGGACATCCACTAGCTTCTTCTTTAAATGGAACTATATGGACTTTAACAAAATGGTATCCTGGAGGTGCTCACTTTGGATGTAAAGTAAGTAAAATTAATCATTACACTCAGTGTCTAGATTACAGAACAATAAGTATTACAACAACAGCTAATTATTACGATAAATTTATTAACTTTGTAAATACATTTTGCCAAGATTGTAATATAAGTATAATAGATTATAAAGGGACAAATCAAGGACCATCATAATAATAATAAAAAAATAAAACAATGGCATTAAATAGAAACATATATGATTTAGGAACAGTACTTAAAACAAGTATAGATAATAATGATTATATAGAAACATCTAACTCTCTAACTAAAAGAAGCAGTAAACTTTTAGCATCTTCAATATTTCCTTCACTTAGTACTACAGGTACAGGCAGTGAAAATTTTTATATTGATATTACAAATAAAAATCAACTAAATTTTAAAGGTATTAAATCAGGAGACGCAGGATTATTAACTGTATCGACTGCTTCTAATAATATAGTAATAACTCCTTTAGAATCTGGTATAGATCTTAGCTTGTGTAATAATACAAACTCACTATTTAACTCAGGAGTAGACTTTACAGCAACTGTTACTGGAGAAAATTCTGTGATAAATGGAGGTACTGGGCTATCTACTATTGCAAAAGGAGCTATTCTTTATGCAAGTGAAACAGATACAATTAAAGCTACCCCTGCATTAACTAATGGTCAATTATTTATAGGTAATGCTACAACTGGAATACCTTCGTTAGCTACACTTACAGGTGGTGACAACGTAACTATATCTAATACTGCAGGATCTATTTCAATTGCAGCTAGTTTAGCAACAATGTCAGCTGTTTTAGATATGGCTAATTATGGAATTGATCTTGGGACAGGATGGTTAAGTGGTAATGGAACTGCTGAAGGTATTAATATTAATTCTGATGGTAAAGTTTTTGTAGGAGAAGATACACCTACTGCAGCTTTTGTAGACACATTAAATATAAAAGGAGGAATTAGATTTACTAATAACTCTGCACCAACAATTAAACCTACTGCTACAACAGGTAGTAATGTAGGTATGGCAGTAACTATTGAGAGTGGAGGAAGTGCTTCTGGAGCTGCTGGTAATTTAAATTTAACTGCAGGAACTGCATCAGGAGACGCAGCAGGTGGTACTGTAAATATAACTGCAGGTAGAGATACTAGTGGATCATCAGATGGTTATGTATGTTTAAAAACCTATACAGGAGGAACAGCTACTGCTGGACTAACAGTTTCATCAGAAGGGCAAAACGTGACTGTTGATACAGGTAACTTAGTAATTACTCAAGCATCAAAAGGTATTATTCATTCTGGGTCAGGTACAGTTACTCAAGCAACAGATCATACAACTGGAGTTACTATGAATACAACTTCAGGGGTAATTCAATTAGCAGCAGTAGCTTTAGCAGCTGCAACTAACGCAGAGTTTACAGTAACTAATAGTACAGTTCAAGCAGACTCAGTAATTCTTATAACAATGCAAGATGAAAATACAGTAAATAATGCACAGTTATCTTGTGCAATACATACAGTAGTGGGAGGTAGTTTTAAAGTTTCAATATTTAATGCAGCCGCTACAGGGGCAACCTCAACAACAGCAAGTAAAATTCACTTTTTAGTGATAAATAATAGTTAAAATTAACCAAATCATAATAGACGATGACAACAATTACAGCAAAAAAAGGAGAACTAGTAAATTTAATTAATGCATTATTTGCAGTTCAAGAATTAAAAGGTAAGAAATTTGGACTTGCAGTTAGCAAGAATCTTATAATTTTAAAAAAAGAATTAAAAGAATTGGAGGATGTAGGAAAACCTTCAGAAGAGTTTATGAAATTAGCTGAAGAAGTTAATGTAATAGCAAATTCAGAATCTGAAGACTCTAAAGAACAAATTGATAATTTAGAAAAAGAAAATGAAGATTTAGTAGCTAAAAGAAGAGAGCAGCTAGATATAGTAACTCATATGATGACAGAAGAAATGTCTGTAGAGTTAAATACATTATCAGAAGATATACTTCCTGAAGAAATCTCAGCAATACAAATTAATAGTTTAATAAAAATAATAGAATAATGACAATAGGTAAAGGCACAATAAGAACAGAGCAAGATCAGTTAATAGATAATATTTCAAGTGAACTACAATCAACTCGTAACCAGCAGTTAGGACAATACGGTTCAGCATCTACAGACACTAATGCTTCAGCTATAACTCCTCCAGCAGGTATGGTCATTATAGCTGTACAATTTCACGGTAATACAAGACTTGCTGCATTAATAGCGGAAAACGCAACAAACCACACAACTGGGGGAGCTAGTTTTGGAACTACTACAACAGGTTCAGGTTCTGGAGGTGTAGTTATGGATACATCTAATAAATTTGCTTCTGGAACAATGATTTATGGACGATGGACTTCCTTAACTGTACACACAACTGTAGGAGCAGGACACGCAGTGATAGCATATTTTGGATACTAATGATTGGTGTATCTACTAACATATTATCTGACAGCGCTAGAAAAATGAAGTACTACGCATCAAACGGAAAGTCAATAGATTTTCAGGGTTCTGATGATGGTATGAATATTGATGATCATAATGATTTTAGTATGACTGATGGCTCTAACAATGATAAACCTTTTTCTTTATCAATGTGGATAAAACAAGATGTAAGTGGAACAGCTAGTAATGCTAATGGTCTTTTAATAGGTAAAGGTACTACAACTAGTACTAAAGAGTGGAAGTTATTTTTACACTACGGCCAATTAATGTTTGATATAGTAGATAATTCAGATAGTAATTATCAAAGAACTACATGTTCAGCACAAACTATTAATAATCCTCATAACACATGGTATCACATAGTGGCTACTTATGATGGTTCTGAGGATAACAGTGGTATGAAAATATATAAAGATGGGCTAGTTGCTAGTATACTTTTTGGTCAAGGCGGATCTTATCAAGGAATGCCTAATACTAATTCTAAAGTTGCTATTGGGCATAGGTTAGATAATAATGATTATGATTTTGATGGCCATATGAAAGATATTTGTGTTTGGAAAGATTATGAATTAAGTCAAGCAGAAGTAAGTGCAATGTATAATGATGGTGAATTTTCTGTAGATCCTACAGAGGACTCTGGAGTGTATGATGGGGCAGCATATTTAAAACTTTGGTTAAAATGTGAAGACTCGATTAGTGCGGGTGAAGGAAGAGGAACAAGTGATTCTAGTGGGAATAATCACCATGCTGCAGATAAT